CTTCGTTATTCATTTGCATTGGAATAAATGTTCCAGCGCCATCTACAGTAACTGCAACGGCAGAAGAAAAACCAGACCTATAGAAAGAACAAGAGGCGTGCATCTTATGGTGCCATTTGTGCATATCTAATACTTGGTCTGGCTTTTCAATCAGCCTTAATTTTCGTGCCAAGCCGGCATAAATAGTATCTCCACTATAATCTAGTCGGCTCTCATCTGGTTGTGTATGAGCAATTACTAGATAATCCAACTTGTCTGTATAGTCAAGTATTTTAGTCATAGAGGCTAATGGGGCGCCATCGTATTTAAATCGACTCAATCGCTCTTCTTCTACAGAGAAAACGATTTCTCCATCTTTCAATAAACAAACGCCACCATTATGGCCTCTGGCTATACCTGCTATCCACTGGCTCATATCTTATGTCTCCAATAAATTCGTTGTGTTGAAATCATAGTTCGGTAAGTCTTTGGGTTTTTGTTCTTCTGTAGTTGTCGGTGCTGGTGTACCACAGGATTGGTTTGGTTGACTTGGCTCAAATTTGCCAGAGAATGGTTTTGATTCTCCTAAGAATTCTACACAAGAGTCTACGACTCTCTTTTCTTCCATAGTTTCCAACATCATTATCTTATCATTACCCCTATCTATCTCATCATCCATAGTTAGTCTGATAGGAGAATATTCTCTTCCCTTCTCGTGACCAAAATCTATGACATCAAAATCGTCATCATCAAGATAAGTGATATTGATAGGTACAGTAGAACCAACAACAACTGTCGCTGTTTTGCCTAATGCTTTAGCAATATGTTGTCCAACAGAATCGCAACCCAAGAAATGGTCCGCTGAATTAATCATCGCAGCCCATAGTCGGAGATTGGGTTCTTTTGGAAATGCTATTGGATGTTTCTCGTTTTGAGGTACATTAAAAGGAATTTCACTCATTATAATTACTGCATACTTCTCACGGAGTATACCAATAATATTAGTAATGTTTCCAAGTTCAAAAGAGCGGGATGTACCATCTACGAGGTGTTCTCCCATTTTGGTGATAGTACGGCCAAACGGCTGAATAATTATAGCCTTGTCTTTATTAACACCCGCTTTAATTTCTTGGATAGTTTGATATCCAGTAACAGTCTCCATTTTGTTTAATGTGACAGTTGGTACTGGAAGTTCTCGTGGGTCCTCTAGACCATTGATTTCGATATCAAATGCTTGAGCAAGAGAACATTGTTGGTTGTAGTATTCGTTTACACGATAGGGCTCAGGAGATACGGCATCTTTGTCTCTGATAGTTTCAAAGAGTCCTTTGTGCCATACTTCGTATGCGTGTTTATGGAGAACTGGATGTCCTCTGTAGAAATCCATTCCTGCTTCACAAACAATAACAAAGTCAGGGTCACCTGATTCTTCGTGATATTTTTCTAATGCAGGGATTGATGATAGCACACGACCGGCACCACCATTTATAAAGAAAGCCTTTGAACGACTCGGTTTCATCACTTCACCTCACTTGTTTAATTACCTAAAATTACGACTATTATAACATAATCAGTACATCTTGTCAAGTATTTATACGCAATAAAAAAGGGCTCCCACTAGGGAAGCCCTCAATATACTACTTAAAACTTCTTATTCTTACTCGTCAATACCATCAATAGGTGTTAATTGTGCCATTGCATCGGCATCATCCGCTGTGCGGTCTGCCACCATAATGATATCGTGGTTCTCATCTTCGTTCCGAGCATACGGGTCATCATACTCTCCGTCTGGGTCAGTTGGCCATCTAACCATATGGTTAGGTACTGCGGACCAATCTGCAGGGATATCTCGTAATTTCTGACGATAAGCCATCCATTTTGCTTTGACTTCTTCAGGCATATCTTCTGCGATTCTGGCATCGGACTGTTTCAGTCTACTGTTTCGTTCTTTACGAATGAAGTCATCATCTCTTCGGCGATAATCAGACCTAAACACTAGAGGTTTAGTATAGTCATCTATGATATCATTTTCTGAAAAGATTTGCCGTGGGTCCGAGGGGTCAGCAATGATAATATTGTCCTCATCAACTGGTCCGACTCTAACTTCATAAAGTTTTCTCTCTGCAAAGCCACCGTAGAGAATTCCGATTTTAACCGTATTCTCGTCTGTGTCTGCTTTAAGTTCTTTGACTTCTAAATTTAATGGTACAGGACGGTCTGTATAGTCGTCTTTGTCCCAAGTCTGTTCAATATCTTGCGACTCTTTGTCAATCCATAGGATGAGAGTAGAAGGGCCATCATAACTTTGCGTAGACGTTTTACCCATCGCTTTAGTCGGTGACAGCATCTCGAACTCGTCTGGTAAGTCGTAAGTTACGATTTTTTGTACGTGTGCCATTTTATTCTATCTCCTAAATTTATTCATTATTGGTAAGTCACTTTAACTAAGCCACCTGCGCCAAAACCACCTACACAAGGAGTTCCTGCACCTGTTCCGTAACCACCACCACCCCCACCAGGGAAGGCTGAATGAGTAGAACAACAAGCGTGATTACCAGTACACCAATGCTTATTAACAGCAGTGCCTGATACTGCAAATGGTCCCGAAGGTCCACCGCTATATGAGTGCGTGTCTGAACAACAGTCATACTGTTTATCGTGTGAGCCATTAATACCTCTGAAACACATATCTCCACCTTGCGTTGCTTCGTTACAGTTATGTGATACCCAACCTGCATTGTAGTTACCTTTATCGCACTGAAGATTTCCAATGTGACAGTTATAACAAGAAGAGTTAACATCCCAAGATGTTGAACCACCGTGACCGCCAATCGCACAGAAGTTTGATAAGCCAGGTCCGTTTACATAAGATGTACAACCGTGTCTACACGCTCTGTTACAAGTTGTGCAACAAGAACATTGTGAAGTACCACCGGAACATAATGTATAAGAAGATTCACTGCCAGGAGCAGAGTTAAAATGTCCTGCATCTAGACAGATTGTTTTTTCATTATAGTTACCACCAGCACCACCGTGACCTGAGTCATAATCGTGTCCGGCAGAGCCACCTGGGCCGCCACCAGATAGAATCTCAAATGTAATTATTTGAGTTCCTGCAGGTACAGTCCAATGTAAGCAACAACCACCATTAGTCACTGACCAATGATTTGTGTTGTAAATATAAAAGTGTTTTTGGGGTTCAGATGAAACTCCAGTATCAATCAAAGTCTGAATTTCTGACAATCCCGTCGAGACGGCCGAATCAATATTAGTTTCATTGGTTGCTTGAAATTCTGCAATTTCAGACTGTGTTTCATATACGTGATTTGCCATCAACTCTAACGCTTGGTTAGTGTTCTTGGCCATTTGGTTCATTTTACCAAGTGTTAAGATATCCATTAGTTGTTCTCCTCTTCAGCCGCTCTCGCCGCATTATTTTTTACATCTTCGGGAGATTCTGGACGTGGTATAGTATGCAATTCTGCACCGGCGTAAGTCTGAGGAATGTCCCTCAATAGTTGCCGATACTCTTCCCAAGCAGTCTTTTCATCACCGTCTGGTAAAAGTGTTTTGATATCAGTATCTTCGAGGTCTCTGTTTCTATTTGCACGAATTTCATCCCAAGATTCGGGCATACCGAAGTCTTTAGGCTTACGTAATACTAAGTCCCACTCTTCTGTATCGAAATTCCAAGTGCATTCTTGTGGATTCCATACGTGGTCAGGTGGAATTTTATCGTCTCGAGGACGCTCGTAATAAACAGTTCCGTCAGGAAGTTTATCTTGTATTTGGGGAAGATTTTCATAAGAACCTGTGTCATCGCCTACAGTGTGACAATCAGTCCATATGGCACAAAGATGTGGATTCGTGTTGCAATCGATTTTGATTCGAGCCGAATCAAGAGGCACTGGAAGTGCTTCGATTGCCGCGGTCATATCGTCATCCTCGCCTTCGATATCACCATCATCGTGATAATTCGTTTTTATGGGATTGGTATTCCATTTCCCTTTGTTATCTCCGTCTTTGTATACTTGCACCCAGATTGTGTCAGGCCCTAGATAAGACAACGTAGCAGTATTACCGGCCGCCGTACTCTGGGATAGATACTTATCCGGCACTGGATACGTCATTTCAATATTCAATTTAGCCATTTTTAATATATCTCCTAATTAACTTTTAATTTGTCTTATTTCCAATATGTGACAACTACTGCGCCACCACCACCGGCTTTTGAGCAACAACAACTACCCGAAGTCATTCCGCTATACCCGCCAACACCAGGTGAGGCAGGTGAACCACCGGAGTGCATACCAAAAGTACACGCATCTGGGGAATGTGCATCGCCAGTTCCAAGAGGACCTGGGGCACCTGAAGCAACTTGCCACAGACCGCCTGCACAATAATGGTTACTATGTAACCAAGATGAACGTCCCGGTTGACCATAATCCCCACCGTAAACGTGGGCACAACCGAAACAAGTATGACAACAAGTGTAACAGTTAAAACTTCTACATTGATGCTGACCTTGATGCCCGCCAATCGCACAGAAGTTTGAAAGACCAGGACCAGTAACGTAACTCGTATGTCCTCTGCCTATGCTACTACCAGGATAGCAACAGCCTGTTCCTGCTGAACATATTGAATATACTGAAGAACCGGCAGTAAAATGGCCATCTTCTTCGTTTAAGTGTTTTACTATATAACCACCTGCACCACCAGGAATTCCAACCATCATACAGCAACAAGCACCCCAACCTGAGGCCCCTCCGCCGTACATTTCAAATTTTATTCCTTTTACATCTGCTGGAACTGTCCAGTTGCATTGATGTCCGCCATAGTTTATTCCTTCTTGACCAGTCTGTCCGCTGTTATGATTACAACCAACATACAATACGTATTGTGGCCCACTACCGCCACCGCCTCCGGCAGCCTCTAAGTCTAGGATTCCTTGGGCAACACACGATTCAATCGTTGTAATGTTTCCTTCTTGGAAATCGCAAACGTCTTTTAGGGCAGAGAATGTCGCATTGGCTAGATATTCCAAGGTTTGGTCGACATCTTTCGCCATTTGGTTCATCTTACCAAGTGTTAAAATATCCATAGTTGTATTTTCTCCAGTTCTTTAATATTCAATTCTATTTATAATACAGAATTATTTTATATAAATTTATCTAACCTTACACATCCCAAACATCTTTGAGAGTTATGATGCCTCGCATATTTTCGAGGTTACCATCATATCGGCTAGACGTATATAGCAATGACGCAGGAGTACCCAATGTCCAAGACATCGTTTTGAATGACCAAGAGTCGTTCAAAGTATGTCCATTTGGATTCTCAAATTGAATCATTATACCGTTTTTGTAGTTAGTACCTGCGGCATTATTAGCAGAGAAAGGAGAACCGTTGGTATTTCCCTCTGGGCCATATAGTGCTAAATCAGTATTAACATTATTAATTGATGCTCCAGTGTATATGACTGGTCCAGCAACTAACACAACTGGTGTTTTGTATGCTGTACCTGGATTAGTCATCTCAACATCAGAGATGTTACCCGCAACACCTAGCGTAGCAGTGCCTTCAGCACCGTAACCAGTAGGTTCTGCGTGTTCATCGATGACCATAACCCTAGTATATCCTGGCTCATAGTCTTGCCAATCTTCGACAATCGTAACTGCTCCGATACCGTTGTTTAAACCAACTGTACCAACAAAGCCATTACCAACTGTCGGTCCGCCGTAGAGATTAGAGCCTAGTAATCCGCCACCATCTTGAACGAGAAGATATGGTTCATTATAATTCTCGCCTCTTGCAGTAAAGTTAACTGCGGTAACTACATTATTTTGGTCTGCTTCTAAAGTCGCACCATTACCTGTTTCCGCTGGGTCATTAATAACGAATGTTATATCGGTATAATTTGAACCACCGTCAACTACAGTCACTCCAGTCATTTCACCGACAGTCGTCCAAGTTTCAGTGGCAGCCAAACAAGTTGTCTCGTCTAGATACTGTGAGTCTGAACAAACTGCTTCAGTCGTAAGTACTGGTCTCAAGATTGCTCCTGAACCAAATGAAGTTCCGATAATGTTTGCGTGTGGCTCATCCCAAATTGGGTAGCCCGTGTTATCTATTGCTATAACCTGTGTGTCGGATGAATAGCCAGTGCCCGGCGCAGTCACATTAACTACCGCAATACTACGGTCTGTAACTATGTCAGCATAAGCACCTTCACCAGGACCAGATACATCAATAATTCTTACAGTATCGCCTGAAACATAACCTTGTCCAGGTCTGTCTACAGCAATGTTAAGAATATTTCCGTTTGAGTCTACTGTCGCAAGCCCTCTAACTCCACCACCCGTTGTAGTTACCATATCAACATAGACAGAATTATCTCGCACCCAAAGAGTAGCGGTTGTGCCTACATTGTTATCATCATAGAGGTCGTACTTGTCTGTAATCTCTGTTTCTTTGGTAATAACATAAGTGAATGTTGCGTTCTGAGGAATATCTCCTGAGTCGAACATACCATCTGTATGTGTAACAGTATGAGGCTGAATGTCAAGATTCTGGAAGGTGACGGTATCGCCAACATTCGCAGAAATCGTTGATGGGCTAAATGCGTTATTCTGAATTATAACTGCAACTGTTTTAGCAGTCGTATCAGTATATCCTGTACCAGCATTTGATACAGAGAATCCCGCTATTCCACCGTCAACTAAGTCCATAGTTACTGTCCCAACTACTGAAGGAGCACCACCGGAAATCGCAATTGTGTCTGCGACTACATAGTCGGCTCCACCATTTGTAACAGTAACATAGTCAAGTTCGCCAGTTTCAGTCAGATAGACATCGCCATCTGCCAGTCCACCAGTTGAAGTTGTAACTGAAAGGGTTATTAAAGGATTAACTTCGTGCGTTGCAACACCAATTGGATGATTGTGAGCACCTGAAGTAGAAACATAATAGAATGAGTTATTGAAATCATTCCATCCGACTACTTGGTCGTGAGTATGGCCAGCATCTACAGTCGTAGAAGTAACTTGACCACCACCTTTAATCACATTAACTTCTGTTTGTGTTAATTGAATTGTATGCGTATGACCTGTTCCGCCATCTTCTACCATAACTTCCCAATATCCAGTATAACCAGCGCCTGGGGCACCCATATCAACAGTAATAGTATCAACCATTCCGTTTTTAAGAGTATGAGTCGCTATTGCCTTCGTTTCAGAAGAACCAGTAACATCTACAGCACCCAAATCAAACGCTCTAGCGGCCGCGTTCATAGAGAACTTGGTTCCACCAGATGTAATCGTTACATCTGAAACACCATCATCATAGATAGCGTTAAGTATAGCACCAGTGCCTTGCTTGCCATTTGCATCAATTGTGTATGCGTAAGAATCAATGAAACCTGAGTCATCATTGATATAAACTTTGTAAATCAGTCCGTCAGAAAGAGAACCGACATAAGATTCGCCTGCTATACCATATTCATAAGTACGTGAGAAGTCATCGAGAAGTGCGACAATAGAGTCAACATACTCTTCGCATTTAGTTGGCGTATCGTGGTCACCGCCGGATGAGTCTACGTCACTTGCGTGAAAACTTGCAGGAACACCCCAACCAGTTACTGCGGATGTCATATCGTGACAATAACTTGCATTGGGTTTAAATAAAACTGTATCGTAATCTTCTGCATATTGACCGACAACCCCACCATTATAAATTGTAGTGCCGTCTATTTCAGTAATTTTAATATAATCGCCCGCATCAATATTTCCGAACATAATCGCGGCATCAACACCACGTCTTAGTATAAGTTCTGGATTGTCTACGTCAGGAACTGAAGTATTATTTAAAATAGTTAGTTCGACTGCAGGGTCGCCATTTACTTCGTGACCACTGACTCTGAATGAGTGTACTCCACCACCTGAAGTATTCTTAAAGGCATCATATGCTTTAATTTTTGCGACTGAAGTTGAACCAGTAGATGCTTCATTTTCTAATTTCAAATGTTGAACGAAAGGTCGAGGCTCACCTACAATTTGCATTGTCTCACCAAAAGACATAATCGCTCCAGTAGATGGATGATAACTAATGTGATGAGTAGTGTTAGAGCCTTCTTCAGCGAAAGTAATATTGCCTTCTGAATTGTACATATAATCAGTAAAGCCAATCTCCCGAGTCATTGTGATATCGGCGAGTAATTCGTTTGTTGCGTGAATAGAATAACCAGAGTTGGCAGCGCCAGAAGTATACTGGGCTAGATTTTCCAGTATATCATTTAGTGCTTGGGCGATAATTGCATCTTGTGCCAGGACGTGAAGTGTATAATCAGCCTGCAATTGAGTCATCGTAGTTGTTACGTTGTTCTCAAGAGTATTAGCGTGATTAGACAGGACGTTTCCTGCATCATTAGCCCAAGGTACGAATGTAGTATTTACGAAACCCTGAACTTCATCGTTCATATAGGTTTCTACAGCATTCATTGCCGTATTGGTACGGACAACCACCTCATTTTTGAAGGTATTCTGTTGATTTTCTAAAGGAGCGGAAATATTATCATTGAGCCAGGTCTTCATTGAAGTCGCCATAGCGTTCAATTTAGTCGGTATCATTACCGCCGGCGTATTTGTATATATTTCTACTTCTTCGGTAAACGCCGAAACATCGATACTATCAAATGTAATATCTGGTATGTCATTAAACGGGTCAACCGCAGTAGTTATGCTTGATAGTGTTACGGACATTGTATTTTATCTCCAAAAATTGTATTCTTCTGATATATTTATAATAAAACTATTTATAAGCATATCGTTTTTTTACGGAATCGTTATGCAACTAACTTCTCTGAACGATTGGCCGTCTGTATGGGTGAGTATTACGTCATATGTACCACTCGCCTGACCAGTAGCATCAAAAGAGATGTTATTGGCATCAATGAATGTAGGAGTATAAGCGCCTGCTGTTACCCCAGGTATTCCAGTTACTTCTAGCGTTATTGCTGTATTTGGACTTGGCCAGAAGTTGGCTCCAGTTATTGAAAATATTCCAGAACCTTCATCTGTAACCGTTATAATTCTCAAGTGGTCGGTTACCATAAATGTGGTGGCCATTGTTGCTGTGTCACCGTCAGTATTAGTGATTATTAGTTCTTGTGCTCCAAGTGGAGTACTGTCAGCCAATGTAAAGTTGACCTGTGTCGGTAGATTTAGAGCGCCAGTTTCTTGAACAACTCCGCCTACTGTTATAGTCCACAGTGGGTCAATACCATCACCATTTAAGATTATTGTATGTCCCGGTATTGCACTTACAACTGTCGGGTCCCAAACTCCTCTGTCTGCTTCACAAAGAACTTGAGTTAATTGTATTCCATCTGAACAACTCTCGAACACTTCTTCAGTCCAAGTTCCTCTCGGTGCAATACAAGTTTGTTCAGTAGTATATGATACGTCTGTACAACTGCCTGGTGTCCAAGTATTATTTGCACTTGTCCAAGTATTTCCTGCATTTGTCCAAGTTCCTGCATTGTTTTCACAAGATACTTGGTCATAGTAAGTTCCGACAGAACAAGTACCTGCGGCAAGACATTGTGTTTCATTATTATTGAATGATGGGTCAGAACAAATTCCTTCCGCTAAACATTCTCCTTCATCGGTTATACTTGTAGCCGAACAAGTTCCTGCAGTCCAAGTTCCCCAAGGTTCTACACAAGTTGGTTCATCTAGATAAATTCCGTTTGAGCAAGATGCGGGTACAGTGTCAGTCCAAACTCCGTTAGCAGTATGACAGGATACTATATCAGTAAATGCTGGATTAGAACACGATGGGCTGATTGCTAGAACGCCTCTTGCACCAGTTTCAATATCTAAACCAGAAATCATTACAGGCGGATTCAAGATTTCGTTAGAACGCTTGTTAACATCATAGTAATCTTCAATGATAGATTCACCGAATGATTCTATGTTACGCATTCCTGCTGTTGGTTGTCCAGTATAATCTGCACTTTCCATATCGAGATGAGTTGCATTCCATCTAGATTCTCCACCGATTGGAACTCCGAACACATTCATTGAACGTGCTAAGAGTAGATACTCGTCAGAAGAAAGATTCGGAACAGTCTTGACTGAAATATTATCCCAGTAAGTGAACCCGTTGCCTGTAGTCGCAATCGTTAAGTATGCAACTCCCGTTACAGGTGCAACAAATATGAAGTCTTTTTCACTAAGCGTATCATTCGCATTTATTACCATCTCTCCGTAACTATTTGAATCTGGTGTAGGACCAACTTTAACTATAGAGTCAGTAGGTCTGTCTACACTGAAAGCCACTTTATAATTCATTTCGTCAGTTATTTCAAAATTGATATGGGCAATACCTCTTGCTGAAGAACCAACTCCAGATGTATAGATTTGTTGAGTTATTTGGTCAACATACGCGGCTCCACCTTGTTCAGGAGCAAATGTCCATTTCTCTTCGATTTCTCTTACGGAAACATCATCGATGGCTCCTTCAAAACCAGTTTGAGAGTAATATGGAGGATTCTCTTCTGCACGATTATTATCAACATCCGCAACAAAGTGAATGAGAGAATCGTGAGAGCCCGCTCTTACGTGATGGACTACTTCACCTTGATGAACAAGGCCAGTAGAATCATAATCTAGTGTCGGAATCTCTTCTTCAAATAATTTAATGTGGTCAATGTAACCAGTACCATTCATTCTAACTACTACGTCAGTGACGGATTCACCTAACATATCGAAATGCTGAATTCCACTTTCTGTGATTGTTGCTTTAACAACACCGTCCATAAGAATTTCAATAGTCGGAGTATTAACAGTTGTGCCTGTATGTGTTATATCTTCGTGTCCTTCTGGAATAGTTTGACTGATTAGAGTCCAACCACCACCTGCAGACCAACCAAGAGTAAATACGTGAGTATAAGTCTCGGCGTGATACGCATCAGTCTGTGCGAAAGCCATTGTGCGAGTGTCATCTTCCTGTAACCAATCGGCATCAGCCTGAGTGATTTGGAAAGTATGTGAGTGAGAACCCGTAGGCCCTGGTCCAACTTGAAAATGTAAAATGTCGTGTGTCTGTAGTTGTGTGGCTAGAGTCACTTCGTAATGACGATTCTTAACAAGAGCATTCGGAACTGTATATGTTGCAGTACCATTTACTGAAGAACTAAATTCTAGTTTTTCATTATTGATTTGTACATCAACACCACTCGTTGTCCAGTTAACTAGCACTGGGTCAGTAATATCAAAGTTCCAGTTTGCAATAAGATGGTCTACATTATTACCAAGTCCGACTCTTAATCGTCCAGTCATTCCATTATCTTCTGGGTCAAGGTCTGATAAGTTGTATTTAACTTCGTATAGTTTCCCTGCCTCAAAGCCAACAGTCTGATTAATCTGTGATGCGGATGAGATAGAACCATCAATGTATGCTTTACCACCCACTGAACTCCAACCTTCACCCATATACCAAGCATTCTGACCAGTTACTCGTTCTCTGATTGACACATTGTCAATCTTGCCCATTCCCGTACTTGTCAGTCTGAATACTGTAGAGTTTAATGGTGCTACCACTGTTTCAGAATAATGTCCGATTACCGTGTTAGCAGTACCCTCAACAACTGTGTCACCTATGATAGATGCTTTAATTGTTCCGTTTGGTGCACCAAAGTCATCTTTGAAATCTTCTATGATATCGTATTGAATTTCATAAGTAATTCCGTCAAGAACTGTGCCAGTAACAAGTTGCTCAATATGACCAGCAGTAGTATCACTTGTATATGCTGTGCCACCTTGAACCTGCCAGGACCCTGTCTCTGTCCAAACAACTTCTTTGAAAGTTACGTTGTCTAGAGCAATATCTGACCTATAGCCAATATCTACACTCAAGTAAACTACAGCGTTACCAGTAAAGTTATTTGTAACAAGGAATTGCTCTGAACCAACACCCACAATCATCGAAAGTGGGTCGATATATTGTACCGTTCCAAGTTCGATATTCATTGCTTGAATTTTTGGTATAGCACCTGGTCCAGTTGCTGTTACTAGATTACCAAGTTGTAATGTGTGGTTTGAAGTTCCTGCTACTGGGAATGCGTATTCAGGTTCTGGCTGTACTTGAAAGTAATCAGGACCTGTTCCGTTATCTACAACAATCTTATCTAAGATGTGTAGCGGAGTGTACATATTATCTTGACCGTGATGATAATAAACGTGTATATCTTCGCCAGCATTAACTGTCGGTAGGTCAATAATATTTAATGTTCCAATCATTGAGGCGTCCCACGCACATTGATAATACAATGTATCTGGCGCCACTGAAGGAACAGTGAATTCGCATATTTCGTATTTTAATGCCCCTGTGGCATCAGCACCGAAGTTAGAAGAACCTGTATATGTCTGGTCACCAGGGCCTTCTTCTGCCCTTGTTCCCGTTACACCTAATAGATACTCACCGAAGTAAGCACCCGGAGTAAAGTGAGAACCATCGTCAGTCGTTACGTAGAACGGATGTCCTGCGGCATTAACTCTGAATCGATATGTACCACCACGATATAAGTTGATTGTTCGGTTAGTACCTTCAATCATACCTTCTTTGTCAAATTTGTAAAGTCCACCGTCTGCTTCAACCGCATAGTAGCCGTTGACTGCTCCTGGTGGAACAAATGGGCCGAAACCAGATACGCCATCAGCGCCTGTTAGGCCGAAATCTTCTGGGATTCTCCAAATAAAGTTTTTAGAGAAGTTACCAATCCATTGTGACATTCTCCATTGTGGGAGTCCAACGTCATCAAAACCTGGATTTAATGCTTCACAAGTTGCCCAGTCATCGATACCGTTGTAGTACCAACCATCTACGTCAATTGCTTCGCACCAACCAGGGAGAGACATACAAACTGGGAATGGCTCGTCTGCTATCCAAGTTCCGGGGTCTTCATCTGTATTGACAAAATCATTATAGTCACCTGAATTAATTGTTAATCCGTGATTTGCATTTTTAGAGATACAGTGATAGCCTTCTCCGACTTCGCCTATACCTCTTGTCATACCTGCTTGAACTAAGTTATCCCAACCTGCTCCGGGTATTGCTTTAATACCAGCGGCGTGCATATACATTGATGTAGGTGCACCCGTGAATGGGTCAGGCATTGTGATATGCCCTGATGGGTTCCAAGCGTTATTTAAAAATTCGTAAGTACCACCTCTGAATAAGTCGAATCCACCAACTATACCTTGGTTACCACCAAATGATTCTGCTTCTGCTTCATCTCTTTGATAAGGGAAGTAAGATATATCACTCTGGTCCCACCAAGTCCAGTACCAAGGCGAGTCTTGTGCGCCTTCTACTGTGGTTGTATTCGGGTCTGGGAATGTTAATGATGTTTGTGTATCTACTGTAATATGTAAGTTATCAGTTGGTCCGTAACCATCTCCGAGTGCGACAACTGTATGGTTTCTCATTTCACCAGGTAATTCTGATGGCATATACGGTTGTGGGCCTGAAGGTAACTGAACAATATCAGCAACACTTAATCCGTGATTGACTGATTTGACAGTACGTGGTCGTGACCAGAGCATCTCTACTCCAGTTCCAGCACCTGGGTCACCGAAGTGATTTGTTATGTCTCTTTCGACTTCAAATCTATACGATGCCATATCTGCAACAACTGTGTATGCTTCTTCAACATTGAATGTTGTTGGTGTAGTTCCAGGAGCATTCGCTAAAGGATAAATAACTGTTTCTGTCAGTACAAAGTGGTCCCAATCGACTATGAAATCTACAAAGTAGTTCGTATTTCCGTGATGGATACCGTTGTAAACATTTTGATAATGTATTTTCTGACCTGCTTCCAGACCGTGAGAATCACATTCGATTCCACGTTCTTTCTTCACATACCCTACTATATTTGTGAATGGGTCTGCAATAGATGTAGGATTATTATCATCTCCACCCATTGAAAAGTCGTATTGACCGATTGTGAATTGACTTGAACCTGGATACCAGACTCTATCAAAATCGTGAATATGTTGGTCAATTGATATAATTAAATAGATATCATCTGCAGGAGTAAGACAACCTAATTCAAGCGTATGGAAATGCTGTGGGTCTGAAGTGCCGTAGTCAGAAGTTCTGATTAATGTGGCACCACCCGTAGCACTCCAAGTTCCGTCTTGGTCTTGTGTGACTCCAGTAAGAGGACTTGCTTTAAGCGTTGCTTCATCAGCCAAGTCAATTAAGATTTGATGATAATGTCCGAAGTTTGTTAATTCAATATTTGTTCCACCAGATATATCGTAGTAGTTCTCCATACCGTGAGTATGTGAACCTGTCATACCTACAACATACAGTCCACCAGCACCAGCGTTTAGGGCTGGGTCCCAATTGAATGTAACAGAGTGAGCGTGAGGTGAGTTTTCACCCGAACCGTCACCGTCCGTGGAAGACATTGAAATTACGTTTGCACCTGTCTGAATTGTGGCATATTCTGCCGTTGTCAATTCTCCAGTATGAATATGTCCGATAACATTAACGTCATCAAAGAATACGTCTACTCGTGCATCACCTTTTTGAACTGCGGTGATAATATATTCTTCCCATTGTCTTTCGCCTAAGCCGACTGACCCGTCACCAGAACCATAACCAGTACCACCTTGCAGTAGTGTTAGTGCAGTTATAGAACCTGTAATTTCACCCTCTGCAATTGCTTGAACGGTTGCCCCACCACCTATGAAAGAGATTACGGGCGGGCCTGTATATTCAGAACCAGCCACTGTTATCGTTATTACATCGATTGCTCCACCGCCAGTGATAGTACAGGTTGCTTCGGCTCGAACCGCTGTTCCACCATCTCCAATAAGAGGAGTTGCTGGCACTGAAATTTCTATAGTAGGTGCAGAAGTATATCCGGCACCAATATCTGTGAGTGTAATTGTTTCAAGTGAACCATCAAATGTTACTTCACCGACAGCACCTGCGCCATCACCGCCAGTAATGTACATCGTTGGAATTCCTCGATATCCAGAACCACCAGTTAATAGTGTTAGTGCAGTTACAACACCACCGACAACTGAAACGTCCGCTGTTGCGTCAACCGTTTGTGGGTCATCTCCGCCTTGGAAAATAACATCAACTGGGACTGTCGCATTTGGATTAGTTTCAACTGGACCAGACTGGAATGCTACTAAGTCTGTAAGACTCAAGTCGTGGTAAAGTGATTCTACTACGTTTTGGTTACCCGCTCCACCTAATGAAGTACAAGGCTGAGGCATCGTCAAGTTAATTTTGTATGAGTTACTTAGCGATGGTAGGGCAACATTTGCGCCGTAGTTAATCGGAACTTTAATTGTATCACCAGGATTTAAACCGTGGTCAATAGAATAAACAAATCTGTGATTTGTGGTCGTTGTCATTCGCCCTTCTTCAAGAGGGTGGAATGTACAGTGAAAATATAAGTCGTGATATCCGTCTACAACCCAACTCCAATCTTCTCCTGGCTCTAAGTCAGGTGAAGCAAAAGAAATATTGTCATCTGAAACTGCATTGTGTACTAATATAGAAGTTATAGGGTTATTAAATATAATTGTGTCACCCTCACGTGCCTCAATATGATATGGTACGAGAGTGTGCGTTTGTGTATTCGGGTCGTTGATTGCGCCACCATCCCAATGTGAGCCTGCGCCTGTACAAGCGGCTTCCATTGCAGTGATTGACGTTAAATATTGTGGTGTATCTACTACCCAAGTTTCTGAAACGCCTGTACAAGTCGCTTCGTCAGTGATTGAAGGATTGTTAGTACAATAACTACAAGTAGGACGTATAAGAAGTGGGTCTTCCACTACCGAACAAATGAATACTCTTGGGTCTGGTCCACCACCAACTTCTGAAAATGTTGCTGTGTCTGGAGCCAGCATATCGACCATATTCTGTGCGCCACTGGATAAATCCCAGTTAACGTCTGCTACTGATAGGTCATATGCGAATTTGTATTGTGTATTTGGTTTTAAAGGAGTCTCGAACCAAGTAAGGGCTTCTTGTAATCCGTCAGTATATGCTTGAACAATCTGTGTACCTTCAGTAAAGAGAACATCAAATTGGTATGCTATACCGTTCGACCAAGGTCGTGCTAAATCTACTGGTACATCAAAGCCACTATTCTTGAGCAATTCTGTCTCAAACGCATCTACGGCAAATGAACTATTCTGTACTAGATTAGATGTTTCATATGTAATATCAAGACCACCATTTGGTATCAATTCCGTCGGAGAGACAAAATCAGCCGAGCGATTTGCTACATTAATTAAAAAGTCTTTATATTCTGGTAGATGCTCTAAATTCTCCATTACCTCTAGAGACTTGAGCATTAATGCCAAGTCTTTAACTAGAAGGTCGGGAGCATCCAACTTAATATTCAAAGAGTCTAGAAATGCACTCTTCTGTTGCTCGATTGTATTCAACTCTGTTAAAGTGAATGTGTGACCTGTATAGTGTGCCATTTATTAATTTCCTATATTTTTATTCGGAAGAAACTTCACTCATATAATTCAATTGCATAGAGGTGGTGACATAGGGGTCACTTACTCCAAGCATCAGGAATTCTTGCATTCTGACGAAATTGTTCTGTTGCTGAATCATCTGGTTGGTGCGTTCTCGCCACGTCTTAAAGGTCTCATCCTTTCTTACGTATGGAATTTCGGTTGTGCCTGCCATATTAGTTCTTGCCTCCCTCAATAAAGTCGCTTACCAACTTCTTGAGGCTTTTAATTTCGTTCTTCATACTATTTATACTTCGCTTTGAATCCTTCTTCGTCTTTTCTGATAACTTCTGTCGTTCTATCACCTTTTTACGTTGGGCATAAGCATCAACATCGGTAAATACTACAGCACCAGTATAGGGGTCTTTTGTGTAGGTTGGTTTTTTAGCCATTCTTCCTTCTCCTATGTCAGTGCCAGGACACGCATCTCTCGAACTGCTGGTAAATAGCATCGATGGGTCGTGTGTAATTCGATTTTAATTCTAAAATGGTCAAATTCAGCAGGTACTTTCTTCAGTGGAGTGAATGTATGTTCTACAAACTCCATATCCGTTACGATGGATGGATTTGTTACAGTATTTCCACTATCTTTCATCTCTCTCCAAGATAATGGCGCTTCTTCTATAACAGCCAGACCAATCGGATAATCAGGGTGTTCTGCATCTACGATTGAATCAATCTCTAGAATTGGTACTTCTTCTTTAGCGTATGTTCCATCTGGAAGAATGATTTTCTTATAGAAATGTCTATTAAGGTCATCATCCCAACTTCCGAACCATATATCATCGACTTCGTATTCGTCAAGGTCGGTACCGATACCAGCACTCGTTGAGTCTGCGGTGACACCCGTTAAATCTTCAGTACAAATAAAGTACGTTCTGATAATCTCTTTCATATTACTTATATCAACTAAGTGCATCATTGTTTCGTTTGCTGGGTCGTCATCACCATCCACATAAGCAGTAGATTTGATGGCTTCATCACCACTCTCTGGAATTATACCATTCCAGGCCGCGATGCCTGCATTTTGATTTGTAATATGATTTTCAGGACTATCTGTGCCTCCTGGATAAATATATGCGTATTCTTGTTCAAAATCGTTTACGTTGTAATCACCGTGTGTGACTGTGTTTGCGTATGGTTGTATTGTAATATATCTTGGAATAATTGTACCTGTATCATAGTAGCATTTTACGTATGTATTAGGAACTGATTGAACACTTAACCACATTTGTAAGTCGTTAGCAAAAGTTCTCAACTTAACATCTTTAGACTGATAAATTCCATATTCATTCTTTGGTATCGGTGAAGTGTCCCATATCATATTATTAACAAGAACGGTCGATAGTCTCTCTTTATTAATAACAGGAGAAACATTTGGATTTTCTGTTGAAAAAGTCGTATTATATGATAATGGAGTATATTGATAACCAGATGCGATAGTATGAGAGCCATCAAGAGCAACTACATCATCTAGGACTACATCTTCATTATCTAGGACACCACCAATAATGTCATTTGTGTCGCCATTAATAATAGCCTCGATTCCCAAAGTTGTTCCTGAAAGAACAAGTGGCTGAAAATTAGGCATAAATGAGGCCGCTTCTTTAATTCCATTGAAAGGCTTCATATTAATCTGTAAGTCACCAGTAGGACTAAACTGACATCTATTCATATCAAATTTAATATCTTTTAATTGTTCTGGAGTCCAAGTAGAGTTATTCTGTGAAGTAAACATCGAACCAAGATATGGTTGTTCACTAATATAGTTTCCAGACAATAAGTCAACTTCTCCTAATTCAGAAATCCACATATTATATTTTAATGAATCTGATATTACAACAAAGCAATATTCTGTATCATTCATTAGATAAATCGGGTCATCGAATTGGAATCTCGTGCTAACGGCTCCATCCGTAGAAGTAGCAACTTGGTCTGGATAAAGCATCTTAGATGCGAGTGGAATTTGTGTTGGTGTTGGGAAACCATTTATCATTGTTCTGATTTCTACTCGGACTGGAGTTGATTCATCATCTTTTGACCAGAAAAACAGGTCAATTGAATCTATGAATGCTCCGCCTTCTGAATTAGCAACAAGAAAGGATTCTGCTACTGGGTCATAATACTCTGTAATCTGTCTTGATTCTCTTCCGTTTGTGAGTCCGTTTCTAGATTCCTGTATAGTTCTTGTCCCACCTAAAATAGCCCGTTCATCTCTAATCGATTCATCAACTCTATAACTTTCTAAAGTAGATAGAATGTCTCTCTGGCGTCTATCAAGAGTACCAGCAGACGTAAATACACCTACTGCTTGAGTAGTCATTAATTCTGGTTGAATGAAATTATCTTTCATAGCAAGTATCTTCATACCCGTTCTGATTCGTACTCCCTCTGGACCCTCTGATGGAATTTGTAGTACAGCACCATTAATTTGTCCAATACTGTTAGTCATAACTGGGTCGCCCATACTTCCGCCTGATGGCGTGATATAGTTATCAACATTAATTTCATCAAACTCAAAGTGCATTACAGTATTTGGTCGTAGTTTTTCTACGTCAATAGTAACAGGAACGGACCTCATCCAAGGGATAGCAGAAGAGTCTACGAATCTGTCACCAACTTGGGTGCGAATATCATTGATATCCATCCAAGACCTTGTTCCGCTTCTTGCTTGATTCTCGGTTTCTTGTTGCTGTTGGTCCCAAGTTTCAACATTTGTTACAGTTCTCCAAACAGTTCTTTGTCGAGTAGGTCGGTTCATAATGGTGCCAGAGCCCCAGTGAGTACCAGTTTCCCACGCATCTTGCATAGTTCCCTGGAATTGTCCCATCGCTCCACCAAATCCAAGATTACTTTCCCAGGAGATTACTTCTTCTCCACCTCGTACATTTTCTCTTCCGCCGATATTAGCCCATCCAGACCATTCAGTCTGCCAAGCATTCCATCTCGTTTGTGTTCCAAAAGTTTCTACTTGCTGGCGTACTTCATTGTTATTTTCGTTTTGAATAATAACGTCAGGCATATAAAGTTCTTCAAACCACGTGTCAGATTGTGGAGTAAGTGTACAGAATCCAACCCAAGATTTTCTTGCGAATGGATTCAAGTTAATTACTTGTGAACCATACGGCTGTGTAATCCACGCTTCTTGTACTGTGAAATCAAGTGTATATGTCAGATTATTTGTTTTAATATTGGTATTTACACCACCTTCGCAGTCCATACCGTACATTTCATACGGGACAGTACAAATTCCTGCTTCTGGATATATGGCACAATAATAATCAGAGTCTATTACATCTCCAATACCGTGGTCAACGAATGGGTCGATTAACATACCATTCTTATATCTCTCTAATCCTGCGGTATCAATAACTTGCATATCGGCAGTAGCCTTCTCCAAGAGATTTAAGGCTGTGTAATACTCTAAATTTTCTAGTCTATTTTCAATGCTACGGATGTCCTGCATCGTAAATCTTTTGTTCTTTACGTGCCTGACATTAATATTTTTATGATTATAAGTGTATGCTGGTACAAACATATTGTACAGGGTCAGTTCATTCATTTCTTCAGTTGGAAGCCTAGGGTCATCTGAAGGAAATCCCTGTTTGATTTTAATATACCCATCATCGTTAATTACTAATCGGTCTCTTCGTGGTTGATAGTAATCATAAGAAACAGAAATACTAGACTCAGGCAGAGGCAAATATGTACCAACTGCATAATCATCATCAGATGCTCTAAAGTCTATGTGGTCAGCAAGGTTACGACTTACAGTTTTTGAATCACGATATCCTGGAACCTCATCGTAAATAATACCAGCATCAGTATATGAGTTGACAGCAAAATAATTTGCAGTCGTAATATTACCAAATGTGTATGCTTTGTATGTTACTGTATACGTACCAGGCTGGCTTGGGTTCACGCTATCGTTCCAAGTTAATACTCCATCATTAAATGTCGTATCAGTTATATTCTGTTCTAAATTAAATTTTAGGGTTACATCCGATGTATCAGGAGCAACAATAGAAACTATTCCAGCAACAGCGTGTGGAATAGTAAGAGTATCATTAGCCAATACGATAGAACCACTTGATTCTCCGTAAGATATTGCTCTCCACGAGGCGTTAGACATATACATATCTGCCATAATAGATATATTATGACCAGATAAATTCGTAGATACAGAGCCAGTTGTTTGGTCTACAATAGTAATGAGTGCAGTTGTATTTCCTGATAAGTCAGCAGTCCAAGTATCTCCAGAGGCTACAGTTCCGTATTGTGGTATAACTGAATTCGTGAATTCATCCCAAATATAAAGAACTCGTTCCCAGTGCATATCGTTGAAAACTGCAGGAACAGAAGCAAGAGCACCAGATAATGATGCTGTAGAATTTTTTTGTGTAGAATATGTTATCTGTCCAAGAGATAGTGATGCCGTCTTTGAATGTACTTTATACATCCAAGGATAATTAACTCCCATTTTGACAGCAACGCCAGTAGGACGATAAAGTTTTGCGTATACTCCTAAATTTGCTTCAGAAACAATATATTGTGCAGGGGAAATTGCATCAAGTCCTATGTCGTTCTCAAGATAAATTCTGTACATATTGCCGACTTTATTAACGTGAGTAATACGTTTATGGACACCAATAGTTGTTGGAGTCGTATTGGCAGCCGTATGTCCAGTATCTGTTACGAATATAATGTATTCTTTATTAACGACATTAAAAACACCATTCATATCGGTTACTGATTCGATTTCAAAATATGGTCCGAATTCAGGAGTGAAATGGTCGTTTGCTACGTGTCTAGTAGTTCGTGCCCGGTCTGCTTCAACTGTAATAGGAACTAGGAGTTCGTGTGAATATCCGTTGATGTATGCTTTGCCTGGGTCTACTTTAAGTGCAAACATATCAGCGGTAGGGCCTTCTTTAAATTCAATTGGGAATGGATTAAGTGTATAGTTGCCTGACTCGTCAAAAGTTCGTTGAGCCATTTCATTAGATAGCAGTGAATAGTCAGTCGCTTCGTATTTTGTAGTGATTAGTCCAGCATCAACATCCATTAACCACATCCACTTATTTGCTTCAGCAGAATCGGCTTCTTTAATAAGTGTCAGAGTTTTCTGATATCTGTCTCCACCCGGAGCGTTCTGATTATAGAAACCAGATGCTGGGTCAAGTAGACGAGGGTCAGTCGTAGATGCTACAATAACTTCCGAAATGTCGAATCCGACTTTCGTGGTTGGAGTAGCAGTGACTGGGTCTAGAAAAATAGTTTGTGCTAAGACTGGAGTGAAAAATCCATCTAACCAATACATTCCATTTTCGACTCTTGCCTCTAATGCTTGTCCAGTGCCAACAATGACACCTGCTTTATAGATTTTAGTGGGGTCATACCAAGAGTTGTCAATACAATCTCCATTGATATCGAAACCACCGTCACAAACTGTGTCGTAAGTGAATAAGTTTTCGGCTTGAGCAAATGTTCCAGAAAGAATTCTATAATAATAAACTGGCTGTGTCTCATCATCGTGCAGTTGCTCAATAACAGCAACGGCATTTGACGTTTCACCATATACAATACGATTCAACCAAGTAGTATCGGTTGTAGCGAGTTGCATCCATTCTCTTTTTGCAACACTAACTTCTCCGCCAACTACGGGCGAGCCATTCTTCCAGATATGATTAGCCGAAGCCGACATCTGATTCTGGAGAATTGATTGTATTTGTGTTAATTCTCTGGCTTGTACTGCACGACCAGGATTGAATAAGATTCTTAAAAATCTATCTTCTGTATCGTAATCATCATAATATGGAGATGTGTTAAAGTTATATGCCATTCGCTATTTATCCTAAAATATTATTCGTACTTTTAATATCCCTCCCTCGAAAGGGAGAGATATACTTTTAACTCTAAAAAGTCGTTTTTAGAATTCTACTACGAGTTTCAAATCTTCAATCTGGTCAGAAGCACGAGTAATCGCCCTTCTGTTTTCGAGATAGATTAACTGTCCACTATCTGCTTCCAGACTTGTATCTGCATCAGCATATACGGCCGCTTGAGCCTTAGTTCCACCACCTGCCAGTTCTGGATTACGTAGCAACCCAATCTGTCTAAAGTCATCGTTTTCTGGGAACCCATCAGAGGTTTCCAATCTAACGTGAATCAGACCGTGGTGAGTCTTTGCCGTAAAGATAGAATCAATATCTCCAAAGTCTGCTTGTTCTGAACCCGCAAGAACGCCAGTACCTGAAATAACAGGCATCCAGTCATTCGTAGTCGAGTTAATAATGTCATTCAATTCTAGTTTATAGAGGAATGTCCATACATAGTTGTCAGACGTACTAATAGGTTGTGATACTAGACCAGCAACATCTCCCGTGTAGCCTGTTGGCTCTTCAGAAGCACCAGTAGGTAACCAAAGGCCACCGACAGTCGCTTCACACGTTGCACGAGATACGGCTGTTCCACCGTCATATATGCCACCAACATAACACTTACCAGTTGATGGTTCACCTGTACACATATAAACTCGATATTCCGAGTTCATTACTGTAGAGTGATATCCTATTTTAGATACGAAAGACCGTCCAGGTTCAGCGATTGCTACTATTCCGTTCGCGGCATCTCCATCGAATGCGATAGTGTCTCCACCATCCCAGTCAATACGTGGGAGCACCGGGGAAATATCATCGTTCTGAATTCGTTTGGTACCAACAATGTCGGTCCAATACTGACTTTCGTGTTCATCTAGTGGGTCAGGTAGCGTAAAGTTACCTGAACTTTCGTCATTTCCTTGAGCATCATCAGGCCAAGCGTCAGACCGCCCAAAACCTAGATACAGGAAGTTGTCGTCAACAGAACCAGTAGTTTTGAACTGGTCGATGAAAACCATCAAGTTCTGTGTTCTGAATTTACTGGTTACAATTGCACCCATTTTGCTAACTCCTTAAAATTATTTAGTTTGATTAATTAATCGTAACTATTTATACGTTTTTTTAAATAAACATATCAATAGTTATTGCCTGTTATGATGGGTCTTTCGGCCATACATCAGTTTCGTCAATTACGACTGAATGTTCGTGGTCACCTAAGCCTCCACCCGCTGTACTTTGTAGCCACTCGCCACCTTGGGGTACAGAGCCCGTATAACTTATTAAGTTATGGTTATCATAGTCACTTGACTGTGAAATTATATTATATGTAGCACCGTCCCATTCTAGCACTAATTCGTGAGTATATGATGCCGCGTGGGTATCATCTCTCTGTGGTGTAGTTACATAAGTGCCTGTTAATAGTGACACATATTCTGCTACGCTCATCCAATAATCGTGGTCGTGGTAGCCACCACTCAACAAGAACGTATGAACGGTTGTTCCAGTTCCTGGAATTATATCATATTGGCTTATTCCATCCACTACAAATTCGCCTACACCAGCATTTGCGTATGGATTAAATTTTATTGTATAGGCGTGATAATGGCTATCGGCTCCGTTCGGTGAATCAAAGAATATTATTCCATAGTTTGCGTTTTGCTCATTGATTAACTCATTCGCCTGTGACAAAGTGATAGGTTCACACATTCTACCTGCATATTGGCCTGAAGTATCTAATTCACAATCCTCATACAATAGATGGTCGTGCGACCCCTCACCCTCAATAAATGACGGTTGAATATGAAGAATTGGCGGCTGATTTGCTTGAAGAATCGTGTTTATATATGTCTTTCTTTCCGTCAAGTCCTCTACAGTTTGTGAACTTACAGTTTGGGATGTATCATATGTGATAACTGGACTACCAACAACCGTCTCTGTCGCATAATCAGAAAAGAATGTGACCGTCGTGGTCGTGGTTG